GCCCTGTTCCCAGAACATTGCGAAGAACCGATCTTCGCCGTGCTCACGCAGGAGGGACGCTTGATGCTCAAAGTGCTCGTGAACGAAGTCCATGTCTTACGATTTTGAGTACCTGTCTTGAGAGGAACTTCGGGAATTTCCCTGCTCGGAGAGGAGCCTTCTTAAGAACTCTGAATTCTCTTGAAAAAGAGAGAGAGTAGAGAATAGAGGGCTTTCCCCGGATTCCCTGCCGAACCACAAAAACGGAGTTTTGAAGCACGGCCTTGTTCTTGCAGCGAAAAAGCTGAGTTCCGCTGAAGACATGTCTTCAAAAAGACTGAGTCCGCCATTTTCCCTTCCACATCGTCACAATGGCCCGCGTTCCATTCGGATACGTGACGATGTGTGAATGCGACCAGCTCGAGGGACCGTCGTTGTATTCCAGGTCGAACTTCGAGGACGTTCCCGCCTGGTAGACACCGTCGATGATTCGTGCCGAGTGGGCGTGGCCGATATTGCACCGACGTCCCATTTTCGCCAGAGCGGCGGCTGAACCGCGCGCTCCGTTGGGCCCGACGTCTCCGTGCATCCCGCACTCGATCCCGCCGTCGAATTTGTGACAGATGATGTGAGGCTCATCCATGCCCAGCCAGGTTGCGCCCTTTCCGCCGAAATACTCCACGGCCTCCTGGGTCGGATCGAAGTTGTCTTCGCCCTCTTTGATTGCCTGAACGGTGGCGAGCTGCAATGCGAGCAGGATCTCTGCGTTCACCAGGTCGTCCCGCCAGTCGGCCTCGGCGAGCCACTTCTTGAGGTGACGGTTGTGATTGGAGTTGACGATATTCGTTTCGACCCAGGGACGAAGCATTCTCTGTACGAGATCGCCCGTCGCCTGAAATTCATCCACCACGCTGTCGCGGCCACGGACGTGATACCGGAGCATCTTGAACGGGTCTTTCCGGTCGTGGTGGCCGCGACGCGAGAAATTCAGGAGATCATGCACGTGCTGGCTCCTGGGCTGAAGTGTGTCCAGCATTCCCCCTTCGCCCCACGCCAGGTCGGAGGCGGTCTCGTCCACCATGTCGGCATGCGCGTCGCCCCACGTCACATCTTCTACTCGCTGACCGGAATTCCGGACGCCGTCCTCGTAAAAGTCTGTGAGGTCCCAGAGCCGACCGTCGGTTCCCTGCTCTATTTGGCGGACGAACCAGCATCCGTCACTGTCGACTTCCACTACGAGAGCACCGAAGACGTGGCGGTTCTCCGCCTTGAGTCCGGCGCGCTTCTGGATGTAATTCAGTTCGGTACAGGCTCCCGTTGAGTACAGGAATTTCGCGGCCTCGTGCTTGCCCGAGGCAACGCTCTCCATGGCGACGGTCGTGTGTGGGATGATGCAGCTCGCACGTCCGGCGTAGGTCTCGAACCCAGAGAGCGGTCGGTTCGCGGTCGGTTCGATCTGGAGCTCGCCGCACCAGACCAGACCGGGGGCGAGCTGGATCCGGTCGTCAGACGCATGGGCCTCTACCTCGGGTGCGAACCAAATCGATCCCACTGTCTTTGCACGGCCCGGCTTGACGGCCCGACGACCATACGCCGAGAGATTGTAATTGAATCTGGAAATGAGGATCTCGCCGCTGCGATCCTTCGCCAGTGCCTCGAGATTCTTCCAGAGCTGTGGATGGACGAACGTGTTGTTCTGGGCGGAGGTGAGAATGTAGGTGGCGACCTCACCTCTCTTCGGAAGAGGCCGCGAGAAGGTCTCCAGACCCTCTGGAGAGCCGTTCACGTGGGAGAGGGTAACTTCCTCGCCCAGGAGCAGGACGGCTCTCTCCAGGCGGTGAGTGAGGGTGGAGCGGTCGATTCCGAGCCGACGAGCCGCCTCCCGCTTGTTCCCGCGTGATTCTGAGAGGGTTCGCCAAGCGAGGCGCAGGTCGTCTTCGGTCAATCGAGCCATATTGGTATCCTTGATTCCTCTCGCGCGCGAGAGGTTATGCGAAACTCGACAGCGAAGCTATCAGCTTGTCACCGACCATAGTTCTTTGAGATCGCGTCCCATTGGCGAGAATCGGAATCTTGCAAATTCTTGATGTTGGCGGAATTCACCCCGATCTGGGTGTGGTCGCTCTTTTGGTCCTCGCTGAGCTTGTCGATTGCATGAATCATGCGATTGGCGTCTTCGTGAATCAAATTCACGGAGAACCCACCGACGGCGATGAGGCACGAGAGCAATATGGACGAAATGCTGGGAACCTTCACACCGCGACCTCGATTGACCGAGGATCGTCATGGAGCAAGATCAGGAGACCGGCAAGCTCCAGAGCGCGCTTTCCAGAGCACGTCTGCGAGTCAGACCGTTCTGTACCGTACCGTTGTCCTTGTTCCAACGCAACAGCTGCATCGGAACGCGATCGTGGTGACCGGCGTTCAGTTCCCGGAGGAGAGTGCTCGTCTGGAATTGCGGCCTGCCGATGTTCAGGACGAAGCTGCTCAGAGAGCTGAACTGATTGTCGTTCAAAGGGACGTGCACGCACGCCTCGATGTCTGTGCCCGCCGAATTCAGATCCTGTTGGAGCAGCGCTTCCGCCTGGGCGCGCGTGATCTTGTCGCCCTTCTTCACGCTCTTCGTGTGACCCCAACCGATAGTCCAGACACCGCCGCCATCCTGATAGGCTTCGAGCCGCAGACCTTCGCATTCCTTGATGATCGCCAGGGCGCTAGAATTCACTTGGCGCATTTATCTCTCACGTAGTCGTGAAGGTCATTGAAATCCTTGGCGAGCGTCCCGCGTGCCGCGCGCTGTTTCGCGTCGTCTTCGACGATTGCTTGTCGAGGGGTGTCCTGCACCACGAGTGGATCGGGCCCCTTGGCGACGTAATCGAGCGCCTCCGGAATCGGACAATTGCCCAGGACGGTGACCTGCGGAGCGGTGCAACCGGCGAGCGCGAGCATGCCCAGGAAAGCGAGAACTTGGCGTTTCATTGTCCGGCCCTGTTGATGATCTCGATCTGTTCGGCGGAGATCATGCACGCGGGCGTTTCCGGAGCATGATATGAGGCTCGAAGTTGGTCGATGATCTGGTTGAGAATGGCGTCGTCCGACTTCTTGCGATCGGCGACCTTCACGGAGACGGTGTGCGCTTCTTCGTGCTGCTTCACGTCGACCTTGTGCTGGGCCGCGACGGCTTTCGGCGTCTGTTGGGCGGTGTTCCGCTCGCATTGCCCGGTGGCGACGTAGTAGCCAGCGCCTGAGCCGATAGTCAAGCAGATTGCACCGACAATCAATTGGGACTTCACGCCTAGAATGGAATCGAGAATGCTCATTTCTTCAACTCCCTGCGTCTCTGCTCGTGCTTCCACCAAGCGAGCCCGGTGAGGATGTGTGCGCCCCAATTCTCGGGCATGTGCAGCGAATTTGCCAGTGTCAGCCAGGCCGAGACCTTCGTCACGCTGAGGACGGTGCGGTCAGGCTCGAGCAGATTCAGGAAGCGCAAGACTTTCCAGAATCTGCGTTCGCTGCTGAAATACCAATTTTCGTTGTCAGGCATCGGGCAGCGGAACGATGTTGAGCGCGGCGAGAGCTTCCTCGCTGTACGTCACGGGGTTGTCCTCTTGGTCCACGACTGAAGCGCCCGCCTGCCAATCCTCTACGAATTGACGACAATCTCTGTTCATCATGTCGAGAGGAATGAAAGAATTGTCCCGTTGGATGGATCGAACCGCGCCGTTCACGCTGAAGAATTTGTAATTCGCCATTTAGAGCCTCGCATCCAAATCGATTGATGCCGTCGCGCCGCCTCCGCTGATTGCGACCGCTTGCCCGGAACCAACCCAGTTGAAACCGCCACCGGTATTCATCGTCACCTCGCAGTAAACAGTGCCGCTATTGGCATTGACCGACATGCTGAAAGCATCTGCAACGATATTGGCGCTTTGTCCCAGATTCCAACAAACCACGCCGCCCGCGATAGAAGCCGTTGGGGCGAAAATCATCCCCTTTTCAAATGTCATGAAATCGCCAACGGCAGTGGTAGTGCCGGTGGACGAGAGCGTGAGGCATCGTTCAGCAGAGCCGAACACGTATCGCTGGAAATATCGCTTGCAAAGCATGAGTTCGGTATGTGCGGAACGACGTTCCGGCAGGGTGGCATGGGAGCCGCGTTCGAGTTGAACGAAGCTGCAATCCAGGGTGACGTTCTGGGCGAGAGCGCTTTCGGTCCAAATGAATACCATCAGGTTCTTAGCGCCCGGCGCAATCGTGCCGGAATTCAGAGCAGCCAAATTGGTCCACGTATTCGCGGTCACGGCCTGCACACCAACTGACAGAACGCGGACGTTGCTTGAAATAAAGAAATTGCCCGTCGTATACGTCGTGTTGGTCCAACTGTTGACGAAATCACGCGTTACGTTATTTGTCGCCCCTGTATAAGCCAGAATCGCGTATCGGATGTTGGTTGATACGGAGCAACGAACTCGACCGGACATCGTTACAGATTGCCCGATCAAATGTTGGCAATTGGCTCCTTCGAGGATTTGGGCAAAGCCGAAGCGCTGGGCTGTTGATTGCGATTGAGTAAATCGAAACGCATTGATGAATCCATCTTCGACCGGAGGTGACAAAGCACTTGCACCGATTGATCCCGATTGAGTAAGGGCGTACCAGCAATCCGTAACGTAACTGGCATCGGGCGCAGTGTTGTTTAAGAATTGTTGTACCTGGAACATCGGATGGATGAGCAGATTAACACCCGGCAACGATCCTTGGACGAATGAGGTCGTGGCTACTTTTGTGCTGTCATCGCCGATTGCCGGGGACGCAGCCGTGGCGGTCCCGGTCGAGGTGATGCTTCCCGAAGCCGTGATGTCCCCTGAAGCAGTGATGTTTCCGGTCACGCCCAGGGCGGTCCCGTCCAATTGCATCTTCTGCGTGCCGTTGATGCCGAAATAGATCGGCTGATTCGCACCGGTATTGAGAGTCAGACCTCCGGCGGCGGCACCGCTGTCGATGATCGCACCGTCCTGGCGATTCACGCCGGAAGTTGTGAAGCCGGTTCCATAGATTCCCACCTTCATTTGATGGGAGGCATTTGCTGCACGCAGCATCGCGGCTGCGGCGGAGCCGACGTTGGTATTCGTCAGCGTCAGATCGCTTGCCGCGTTCTGGGCGATCGCGAAGTCAGTGGCGGTGCCCGTGAACGTGGCGACATTGACCGAATTGACGAAAACGCGAACGGAGCCGGTGCCCTTCGACTTCAGATCCAGTCCGATATTGCCGTCCGCGCCTGCAGGCAGAACGGACACCGGATCGCCCGTGCCGGACCCCACCAAGGTAACGGCGTTCGTTCCGGTGTTGGCCGTGAGCGTGACGAGAATGCCCGAGGTGAGTGAATCGAGCAGCGTGCGCAGGCTCGCCGTGATGTCGGCGGAGGGCGGCGGGAACCGAATTTCGTAGGCTCCCGCCGTGACCGTGGAATCAATCCAATTCTCGACGAGCGTGAGATGGGTATTGTCCGTGACGGACAGGATCCGGATGGATCTGCCCTCCACGGTGAAGAGATCGTTCTCCTTGATGACGGCGAGCCAAGACGTGCCCTGACCGACAACCGCCGCACTCCCGTTGGTGACGGTGGCCGTTCCGGTATCGTAATAGTTCAGGGCCATTCAGATCTCACGCCTGTGCGGCGTCCTTTCTCTTGATCTTGGAGACGGTCTGCTTGACGGCATCGAGCTCCTGGCGCGCTCCGGACAGCTCGGCAGTCAATTGCTGCACCTGGCGCTCGAAGCGATCGCGCTCGATCCGCAGAGCATTGGAGCGCTGCTGCAAACCGTCCAAGTGGATCTTCTGTTCCTTGGCGACAGATTCCAAGCTCTGGGCCAATTCTGTCATCGACGCGAGCTGCTGTTCGATCGTATTTTCCTGGGTATCGGACACTTGTGAAACTCCTGCGGGTGGTGGGGACGCACCCAAGATCGTTTGATACGGTGGGAAAGCAATCAGGACAAGAGTTTCTGACGAAGAGCATCGCGGTGTCGGACGAAGTCCTCGAGCACTGCTCGAGCCTGCTCGGCGGTGTGGTATCGAAGTTCCCAGACGTCGTTGAGAGCACACATCAAAGAACCGCCGACGGCGGCGGCAATCGTCATATTCAGTTGGTCGGTCGGATTGCTGGGATACTGCATTCCGGCCCAAAGGGCGTCCGAGGAAAAGCCTCCAGTGATGTCGTCGCGAGTCTCTATATTGGCCTTCCGCCGGGCCTCTCGCGCCAATTCTTCCTCTGTCGCGACACGCGGAATCAGAGTCTTGGTGGTCGGATCCACCATGAAGTCGTGCGGCGACACCGAATCGTTCGAATACAGACAATCGGTTCCCGGACCTACTTGATTGGGCGCGTCCCATGCAGACATGTGGTTCGTTCGGAGGATTCTGCCGGTCTGGGTCTCGTAAATGACGACGTAGACGTTCACCGTTTCAACTCCGTGATCACCAGATAGGGGGACTGAGAAGTGGGCTGATTTCCGGCATTGTACTGCTGCTGGAAATCATAGGTGTGCGAACCGGCACTCGCGCCGGTATCCAGACCCGTGGCCGCCATGATCAAATAGTCCGGACACGAGCCGCCGCCGACGCCCTCATATGCAATCTGCGTGGTGCCGTCGCGGATGATGCGCAATTGTCCGCGCGGACCGTTCGAGCTCCAAGTCCAGTAGTCAGTGCAAGACACCAACACGGGACCTCCGACCGTGGTGACGGTGATCGAGGCAACGGTGGTCCAGGAATTCAACGAGATCAGATGCGTTCCGGCAGTGGAGACGGCGGCATTCGTCACCGCATTGGTGTCCAAGTGTCCGGTGATGACGACACCGTTCACGATCAACGAAGACGTGCTGATGATGCCGGACTGAAGCATGGCGGTCGTGATGGAGCCCGAGGCAATTCTCGAGGCGCTCAACGTGCCGGAGGTGATGTTCGCCGCATCGATATTCTGAACGACCAAACCGTTCGAGTAGAGAGTGCCGCCGCTGAAGAAAAACGGATTGGTGCTGGAGGATCCATCGGTGAGAAAGATCTGATCAGCGATCATGGTGATGCGTGTCGCACCGCCCGTCAACGCGTCCAGATAGATCGCTGCAGCATTCGCGCTCGCTCCGGAATTCGCCGCAGCGGCAATGGCAACGCGCGCCGAGGCACCGCCCGGAGCGGACTGGGCGGTCATCCGAATCTCGCCCGAGGCATACAGATTCCCCACCTGGGCGCTCACCCCCGACACGGAAGTCGAAAGCGCGCTGACAGTGCCGTCCAGAGAATTGACGGACGTTGTCAGAGTCGAGAAAGCGTTCGCGACTGCATCTGGGCCTGCGTACCCATTCAGAGAAGATTGAATGGACGTGATCGCAGTGGAGTTCGCCGAGATGTCGCTGCCGTCCTGAGTGACTTGGGATTGCAGGACGGTGATGGCATCGGCCACCGCATTCGGTCCCGTGAACGAACCGATGGAGGCGGTGAGCATGGTCACTTGCGTGACGATGGCAGAGGTATCGGTGACGGAAGCCTGAATCTGATGAGTGTAGTCGGCAGTAAGCGCTCCGGCTGTCGCACGCAATTCCGTGAGAACCGACTGCGTATCCTGATAACTGCCCAGAGTGAGCGAGTCGACGGCCTGGTTCACCAGATCCAGAGTATCTTTGACCGAACGAAGCTGGTCTCCGACATAGTTCTGGAAATCCTGCAGATCCGGCGTCAGTGCATCGTATCCTACCGGCAGCGGAATGGCGGACACGGGGTCGCTTTCCACGGACTCAACGCCGTGGCCGTTCACCGTAGTCGCCCAGAAATTGTAGACGTTCGGAGAGGTCAGGCCGGTTGCCCGAAGGGGCGAAGTAGTGCCGTGGGCGACCAAATCAGCCGAGGCAAATGTCGAACCCGTGCTCGCGTACAGACGATATTCGACCACGTCATCGTATCCACCGGCAACGATGTCAGCGATCATGCCGCCGATGATCGGCGTGACGGTGAGAGTGGGCTGGAGCGGTTGGACCGTGTAGTCGCCCACCGTGATCGCTGCGGTGCCCCACGGTCCCGGATCTGCGCCGGAGGTGATGTTGCCGCGAATGCGAACGTCGTAGGTCGTATTGATTGATTGGAACGGAATCGGAATCCAGAACTCGCGAGTGGAGATCGGCAGATCTGCTTCCACGCGCCAGCCGATCTCGTCGTCCAATTTCCATTGCAGTTCGTATTTGTCGGCCTGAATGCCGTCGTCGGCGACATGAAACACGCCGTGCATTCGGGCGATGTTGTTCCCACCGGGACCGCGCAGCGTGGTGTCTTCGTTGGCCGACAGGAAGTCGATCACGACAGAGGAGGGCGGGAGTTGTTGATAGAATTGCTTGATTCGATCGTTGACCACCGGCGGAGGAGTGACCTCATCCCCGTTGTGAATGTCCGGCGCATAGTCGAATAGAGTGACTGTCGCCTTGAAGTCGCTCTTGGGCGTGATGGTCTTGACGATGGCATCCAACAGACCCACGGTGGTCGTTGAAAGCGCCACCAGGTCGCCAGGGAGGACGGGGTGGAGGCTGTCGTCATAAGCGGAAGTGAGCGTGGCGACGTGCCCCTCGCTCGCTGGGACTGTGCACGCCTTGGATACGATGGTGCCGTCCGCGCTGCGAATCTGAACGGCATAGTTGGACGCGCCGTCTCCGGTGAACTTCTCATCGAACGTGATGGCAGTGATCTCGCTGGAGCCGTTGCGCGTGATGGTCTTGATGCGACCAGAAGTGACACCGGCTCCCACGACATCGTGTTGCACCCAGACGCGATCCCCGGGATTGGCGACGATATGATCGAGGTCAGTGTCGAAGGTGTATACGGTCGGACGGAGGACAGACGCGGCGAAGAAATATGAGCCGAGCTTGTACGCCCAATCGTCAGACGTGACACCGGTCAGATTCAGCGGAGAAATCTTCGCTGGATCTGCAGTGCCGGCATCCAGCCCATTCGAATACACGTAGACGGAATGTTGCTGCCATCCCATGGTCTCCGACACATACCGGATCTCCATGCCGTCGACCTCGTCGAAAAAGGTCTTGGTGGCCTTGAACCCCGACACGTTCCGAGCCGTGAACATTTGGACCGGATTGTCTTGTGTGTGGTCGAAAACGAAGCTGTAGAGGCCGTCCCTGATCACCGGGATTGCGCGTCCCGCAGGACCGATGGTCCGCAATGCCTGCCAGATGGTGGTGCGTTGGGAGAAAACGTAGTTGAATTCCGCGCTCGGGTAGGTGGTCGCCCACTCCAAAAGAGTGTCGAGATCAACTCGTGCGTCGGCAATTGCTCGAGAATTGGAGGAACCGGTGAGAACCTCCAATGCTGCCCAGGCGGGATGCGTGTTCAGTTCCTCGCTCATGGAGCCGCCGTCCCAGACGCGCACGTACGATTGGGCGATGCAATTCAGGCTGGAGATATCGCCGTTGAGCTGCTCGGTCGCCTTGATTTTGACGGCGATCTTGGCATGATTCTGAGGAAGCAAGGGACCGTCTGCGGGACCCCAGGTGCGCAGGGCAGACCAATAGCCGTGAGCCGAGCCCTGCTGCGTGGAGGGAGGAGAAGACGTCAACTTCACGTGAATGTCGTATTGACCGGGATCCATGTCGTCCAGAACAAACGTCTGGGAGACCATGCTGTTGGTCGCACCGCTGACAGAGAACGTCTGGGTCTGCAAGACCGTCCCGCTCAGGTTCGCCACCTGAACCTGATAATTCTGCGTATTGTTTGTGAAGTTTCCCTTGTTGTCCAGCCCGAACAGACCTCCGGGATACGTGACGTCTACCTCGATGTGCGAAGTGTTCAGCGGAGTGCGACGAACGTTGTCCGCGTTCGTCACCGTGGCCACGGACAGCGGCGTTTGAGTCACCGCATTGGTGAAGATGGTAATGGGGTCGTCGCTATCACGACCCTCGCGCGTCTCGTATTCGACGCCAGAGAAATCGTCGATCGGAGTGGTGCCGATCTTGATATCTTCGATCTTGATCGGACCCGGACCCAGATCGAACAAAGCGAACAGATAGACATCGGTGCCGGTGGCAACCGTGTACGAATGCGCACCCTTCGGCGGTGTGATGAGAGTGCGACCGAAGATTCGGGGAACGCATCCATACTGCAGTTCCTGGTTCTGAATTCCACTGATGCCGAAGGTTTGCGTGCTGTTGGGCGAGCCGTTGCCCAGAGAAGGCGGCGGGATCAGCGCGTTGATCAGCAGATTGCCGATGGCATTGATGGCCGCGAAGGCGATGCCATAGGCGAGCGTTGCTCCCAAGGATCCGGCTGCGAACAGACCACCAGCCGTGAAGCTGCCGACAGGGCCGAGCACCCAGAAGGCGATAGCCACCACAGCGATCATGAGAATGGAGCGGAGGATCTTGTTGCCGGTGGCACCGCCCTGTGGCGTCGCGCGGAAGGTGAGAACGTCCGAAGGGAGCAGATGTCGATCGAGCCACTGCTCCCTGGGCAGAACCAGGCCGTTCAGGATGACGACAACGTCGCCGATGAATTCGTGTGGGCACAGTTCCGACACGATCGAGTGCACAGACGAGCCCGCCTCGACCATCTTGATCTCACGCCCGAAGCGGAGGGGATGGGCGGCGGCAGTGACTGGAACTAGTTGGCGTTCTTCCACGGACCGTCCTTCAATCGTCTATAGCCGAGGACGCGGCTTTTCCAATGGAAGGCCTCGAGGCGCTCGACGCGGATCCCGCGCTCCGGTTCCGCATGCACGAAGCGGAGAGGATCTACGAGAACGCCGAGGTGCCAAGGATAGCCCTTGATCCGAAGAATCACCACGTCTCCCTCTCGTCTATCACGAGTGTCGATCGGAAGCCAACTCTCTTCGGCCTCGCCCTCTGCCACACGGGCACAGACCTCGGCTCCGTCGTCCGGATCGACTCCCTCGTGGAGTGGGAGCAGGATGCCATATTTCTCCCAATAGAGGAGACATACCAGACCCCAGCAATCGACTCCATCGCGCGAGCGCCCGCCCTTCTTCCAGGGCACGGCCAGATATGATGTGATATCCATCAGAACAGGCCCGGAGCGTTCTTGGGCGTGTAGGATTCGATGGGATACGGCTCGTTCATCATGTCTTCGAAGTTCAACGCACCGGTGATCGCTACCAGGCCCACTTCGGTGGAGCGCATGCGAAGGTGGAGCGGGCCGACCTCGACCGTGTCAGGCTGCGAGCGCAGCACGACGCTGATTTGCACGTCGATCGGCGTATTGATGCCCTTGATGGCATTCCAGATGGACTGATCCACGTTGTCGATCGTCAGCGTGATAGTCGGCAAGCTGTCCCCACCCAATTCGGGGAAGGGCAGATCGAACGGCCACGCGATGTATTCGACGCCGTTGCTGGTGACGTTCACCACGTCGTTCACGAAGTGGTACGATGCCGGAAAGCTGGAATGCTGCAATGTCAACAGAACGAGGAAAATCTCGCTCGTGTTCTGGGCGTTCGCTGCGGCGCGGGCGAGTGAGGATACCATTACGGAAGCTGCATGATTGCGATGGACATCGTGAACGTCGCGCCCACGGTGCCGGTGATTTCAGGACGCGTCTGCCACTTGAACGTTCCGGACACGCCGGTTCGCGGATGGGTCCACGTGAAAGGCAACGACCCGAAGGCGCAATCGTTGTCATAGAAATCCCAGATCGCATCGCAATCAGAAGACGACAGCAGCTTGATCACGCCCTGCATTTTCTTGACGACGGCGCTGAAGCGCGGGCGAGCCTTGGGCTCGCCGCTGTCCATGTTCGAGCGAATTGTCGGATCTGTGAGGATTCCCTCGCTGTAGCCGTCTTGTTCCAGAGTGGCATTGGCGACGTTGGTGGGAGTAGAGGGCCACGTGGTCATGCTTGACGTCCTCTGCGGACTGCGCCATACGAATTCATCATCGCATTGTCGTGTTGGCCGCTCTCGATATTCTCGTTGGTGACATCACGGATGAAGATGCGAAGCTGCTCCTTGCCGTTCGCATCATAGCCCCGTTGGGTCTGAACCGGAGAGGCGCTCGAGGAGGTGCGTTGGTCGTAGATGACGACAGAGGGGCCGGAGTTCTCTTGGCCCACGCGGACGTTCTCGCCCGGAGTGGCGCGGAAGGCGACCAATTGACTATCTACTCCGCCAGAGCCTCCGACGTCGAAAGAGCCGCCGTTTGCGAAGGCCATGTCAGTGCCGATGAAGTCGCCGCCACCGAACGCCTCGCCAGTGGAGCCGCCGCCGAACCAACCGAAGATCTGGCTCATGAAGTCGCCCCCACCGCCCCCACCGCCGATTCCGAGACCTCCGAACACGCTCTTCATCAGCGGTTGGACGATTGTCAGTTCAAGGACCAATCGAACGATGTCCGAGATGATGGAGCTGATGAGATCTTCGAAGTTGAGCTTGCCGGTCTTGACGAAATTCGCGATTGCATCTGCCGTGGTCGACAGCATGCTCTGGAACGTGTTTTGGACGGCTTGTGAAATGTCGCGCAGCTGTTGAAGCTTGCGCAGATCTTGTTCGTATTCGTCCTTGCGAGTGAATTCGACGCCCTGCTTGCGGAGGCGAATCTCTTCCTGCAGGAGCTGATTCTGGATCTCCCTCTCGGAATTGCTCATCTGGACGAAGCGAATCTCTTCCTGCACGTTGCGGATGAGAGCAGCCTGCGGATCCAGGTTGTCCTGCAAGCGATATTTCATCGTCGCCAAGAGTTCGGCCTTGCGTTGCCCGGAGATGAGACCCATCGCCTGGGCCTTCTCCAATTCTTTCTCTTCGCGTGCCAATTCGATCTCGGCGGCATCCACGATGCTGGTCTTCTGGGCAATCTGATAGAGCAGATTCTGCGCCTGATTCATTTCCTGGTTCGCGTCGCGCCAGGCGTTTGCGATGATCGAGGCCATGGCCGCCTCGCCCTTCAGATCGGGTTGATTCTGTTGATTCAGCTTGTTGCCGATTCCGCCCAGGGCGTTGCCCGGAGCAGAGGCTCCGGCGGCAGCGTCGTGTGCGGCCTGCGTGCGCTGAAGAATGTCCAGTGCCGTGTCCAAGCCGACGTGAGATTTGCCGCGCTGGGCCAGATAGGCGTTCGCAGCGTTCTGGAAGAGATTTCCTTGAGGGTCGTATTTGGCGTCCGGAATCTCGATCTTGGCCAGGGGAGTGGAACCTCCGAACGGCAGATATTTGTCCATCGCATGGAGCTTCGCCTCTATGGCGTTCAGCGTGCCGACGATGAGATTCTTGAAACCGTTGACGATTTCCAAGAGATCGTTCATCAACAGGCTCGGCAGCGAGTGCCAGATGGCTGCAATGGCGTCGCGGAGGCCGGTGAACTCGTCTACCGTTTTGTCCACGAACTCTCCCGTGTCGAACAACCACTGGCGGATGTCGAACAGGTGGAAGTCCTTGAAATTGTTGTCGCGCAACCACTGCTCGACGAACGCACGGAATTCTCCGAACTTTTCCTGAGCCTCTTGGATGACGACCTTGATGTCGATCCAAGCAGACTTCACCAATTCGGCCAACGTGAGGTTGGAATTGTAAGCGAGCGTGATCTCATCGCGGAAGCTGTAGAGCAGGGCGATAACGCTGCCGATGCCGACGATCCAAGCGGTGAACGGATTGATCAACAGCGTGCCGAAGAGGCCTGCGACCACCGACGTGAGGGACGTGCCCGCGACGCGAGCCGCGATGAATGCGGAGGCGAGGGCCAGCGCTCCGGGCACCACCAGGCGTGTCAGGGTATCCGCATGGTCGGCCAGAAACATGATCGCACCGGTGACCTTCCCAGAGGCATCGTACATGCGGTCGAACTGCAACAGCGCTCCGTCGAAAGAATTGCGGAGCAGCGTGAATGCTTGGTCAATGGTGACGGTGGTCCGAGAGAAGGTTTCGTCCATCGCGCCGGACATTTCACGCAAGGCGGTGACGATTTCAGCCGTGGTCAGCTTGCCCTGCTTACCCAGATTGCGAAGCTGGCCGATGGTCGTGTCGAAATGCTTCGCCAGCGCCTGGGTGAGGACCGGAGCGTTCTCCAAGAGGGAACGCAATTCGTCACCGCCCAGACGCCCGGAGGCGAGGGCCTGCGTGAACTGGTAGATGGTGGAGCGACGTTCCTGCCCGGAGGCACCGCCCACGATCAAGGCTTCGTTGAGAGTCTTGACGATGCGAATGGCCTCGGCGGAAGACACGCCCAATTCCTCGGTCGCGCGCTTCACGCGCGCGAACACGTTCACGGTGTCGTCGAACGGCGTGCGGGTCTGTTGGGCCACCTTCAACAAGGCGTCTTGAGCCTGGGTCAATTCCTCGGTGGAATTGGTGACGACCGCGAGCTGATTCCGCATGTTCTGAAGCGAATTGAGCTCTGCGCCGAGTTTCGAGAAAACCTCAGTCGCTGCCAGCGCGGCGAATGCGGCGGAGAGAAGGTCGACGTCCTGAGCGGCGGCGACCGCCGCCCGTCCGATGGCCTGGAGGGAACGCTGCACCACGAGTGCACCGGTGGCGGTGATCGCAATTGTCAGCGGCTCGGCCATCAGGCTCCTCTAAGCAGTCGGGCGCGACGGAGGGTGGCGTGTGCCTCGAGACGCGCGCGGTCAACGAAACCGGCGGGAGTCTGGTCGGAACGACCGCCGTTCAGGAGATCGATGTACTGTGCCGTGTTGGCGACGTAAATGGTCTGACCGGTCTGTCGTCCATTGATTCGTGCCTCGCAGCGAGAGAAGGCCGCAGAGCGGTTGTCCGAAGCGGTGGAGCCGTGCTTCCCGGGAACGGTGGAAGGGCTCTCTCCCCTCGGCTCGTAGTCGAGTCCGACCTTCCAGTTGGAGATCGCCTTGCCGGTGTCGACGGGAGTTTCGTCGATAACGGTTCGAACGAAGGTTCGAGCCACGCTCTTGACGATTTCGTTCGCATTCTCCACGACGTTCCGGGAGAGAGCGAACATTCGCTGATTAAACCGGATCGGATCCATTGATAGAGGGTTTCGTGGGCTTCGGAGCGTTATCGCGCTGATACTGCATGTAGGCAAGATCGAGTCGTTTGATCAGCTCGATGAGGCGCGAGCGTTGCTCTCCCCAGACGTCGTGGCGGACGCACCAACGATCGATTGAGCTCCAGGGAATCTGGCCCATGGAACCGAAGCCCAGCGCGCGGTCGCTGGACAGGTCGTAGAAAGCCATGAGCGCGAGCTCGTTTCCGGGCTCCGGCTCCGGCGCATTGGCAAGAAAAGGCGGGAGGGGCGTCCCCTCCCGCTTGCACTGTTCAGCTATCTGGATTGCGTTGGATCCGTGCTTCAGCTGAAATTGCAGGACCGCTATGAGTTTTTTGCGGCTTCTTCCAGCAATTCTCGACGAAAGAGAGCCAGGCTGGCCGCCTGAGCCCGGATATCATCGAACAGGTCCGGACAATCGGTCAGCACCTTCTCCGCATTGTCTGCAGTGAAGGGCAACGTCTGGCCATTTTCATCCTGGACGTCTTCCCAATCGAGCAGAACGGAAGTCGCGTACACCTTGATCATCAGAGCACGCGACTGAGCAGACTTGATGGTGTTGGTGCGAATCGCAGTCTTGTTCAGCTCGGCTTGCTTCTCGAGCGCCTTCGCATAGTTGACGTTGGAGCCGCCCGCACGGGCGATGCGGATCTTGAAATCGCCGTAGTCCAGCCAGATTCCTTCCTGCTCCATGGAGGGATCGGCCTTGAAAGTCTTGTATGGGGAACCCAATTTCATCTCCTGGTTAATGCGACGAAGGGCAGCCAGGGTCTTTAGTCCTACAGCCGCCCTTCACCACAACGGTCCAGGTCGTGATTCCCTACATCGCCGCGTTCGGCAAGTAATCGAAGAAGACCATCAGCAAAGTATGATTCAGGTTCGGGTCGATGTACTCGGCAGAGACGGCATCCGAGCTCAGCGGGATGGTGATGGGCTTGTCCTGTTCGACGGCGGGAATGCCGTTGCCGACTGTCAACAGAGGCACGTCGACGGCCACGCCGACATTGTTGGCGGCAAGCACTGCGTCGAAGGTCAGGTTGGAGTTCGCCCGAATGGCAGCGATGGCAGCCACATCCGAGAAATAGCCGGTCAGAGTCAAGCTCACCTCGAAATCACCGGCAGTCATGTCAAATGCCCCCAGAACGCCGAGCGCCTTGTTGGGCGACACGTTGTTCTTCAGATCGAGAGTGACTTCGGTGAAATAGGTGACGAACGGAGTGGGATTGACGGAATCCGCAGAAGCCAACTTGAAGCGGGAAAAGTCCGAGCTGGTATTGAAGATCGTGCCACTGACCAGAGTCGGACGCGTGCCCGCCTTCAGGCCGGTGGCACCCGAAACAGTGGTGGCATCCGTGGCCATGAAGGACAGATCGATGTCGACCTTGTTCTGGCCCTTGAGGTCGATCTTGAGCTCATCCGGCACGGCACCGGTGACATATTGGCCCTGAATCTGGCTGGGCTGCGCAGAGTCCGGCGCACCCAGGGAGCGCTCCAGCGTATAGGTGCGACGCTTCTGGGAGGTCTGAACGGCCTCGTTCTTGATCACGCGACCGAAGAACAGCTTGATGGTTTTGCCGGTGCCGGCATCAGTCACGGCGGTGTTCTGAGTCTTGTCCAGAACGATGGCGTGCGTCGCGATAGACTTGACGCGAGCCCAGCCATTGCAAGCGGCGGTCGCGAACTTTTCTCCGGCGGCATCGCC